TGACGCATTGACTGAAGGTTCTACTAATCTTTACTTCACTGATGAACGTGTAGATGACAGGGTTAATAACTTGTTTACCGCTGGTACAGGTATTACTAAGGTCTATGATGACGCTGCTAACACCTATACACTAACAGTTACACAAGCAGATATTGATACTGATAACGTAACTGAAGGTAGCACTAACCTGTTCACCACTGCTGCTCGATCAAGGACACACTTTACCTACGGAACGGGTATTGCGTTGTCTGGTGGTGGACAACTATCTGTCACACAGGCAGACATAGACACAGACAATGTAACTGAAGGTTCTACTAACCTCTTTACAACTGCTGCTAGAACTAGAACTCACTTCACATATGGTACAGGTATTACACACGATGGTTCGGGTGCTCTATCTGTAACACAAGCAGATATTGACACAGACAATGTAACAGAGGGAAGCACTAATCTGTTTACCACTGCTGCAAGAACTCGTGGACACGTTTCTGCTAGTGGAGATCTTAATTATAACTCAAGTACTGGTGTATTCAGTATCACCAAGTCCACTAAGGCATCCTTAGATGTAGATCACCTCATCACATTGACTGGTGTATCTGCTGCATCTGATGATCTTGGTACCTTCACAGGATCTACTATCGCTGATAGTGAGACCACTAAGGGTGCATTACAAGATCTTGAGACTGCTGTAGAAACGAAACTTGCATCTTCTGCTGTTAGTGCATATGGTGCAACCCTAGTAGATGACGCAGACGCTGCTACTGCCAGAACCACACTTGGACTTGGCACTGCTGCTACTGAAGCATCTGGAGCATTCGCTACTGCTGCACAGGGTGCTACTGCTGATGCTGCTTTCGCTGCTTCAGGTGTATCTGCCTTTGGTGCAACTATCATCGATGACGCAGACGCTGCTGCTGTCAGAACCACTATTGGTTTAGGCACTGCTGCTGTTGCTGCTACAGGAGACTTTGCTACTGCTGCACAAGGTACCACTGCTGACAACGCACTCGCTGCGTCTGCTGTTAGCACCTTCGGTGGCACTCTGATTGATGATGCTGACGCTGCTACTGCTAGAACCACTCTTGGTTTAGGCACTGCTGCTACCACTGCAAGCACTGCATACGCAACTGCTGCTCAAGGTACTAAGGCAGACAATGCACTCGTTGCTTCTACTGTCAGTGCATTCGGTGTAACTCTAATTGATGACGCAGACGCTGCTGCTGCCAGAACCACTCTTGGTCTTGGAACTGCTGCTGTTTCTGCTACAGGAGACTTCGCTACTGCTGCACAGGGTACTTTAGCAACTAATGCACTCGCTGCGTCTGCTGTAAGCACCTTTGGTGGAACTTTAATTGATGACGCAGACGCTGCTGCTGCAAGGACAACCCTTGGACTCGGCACTGCTGCTACCACTGCTGCATCTGCATATGCAACTGCTGCACAAGGTACTCAGTCAGGTACTAACGACACTGACATTGACGCAATTTACACTGAATTAAATGCTATTGGTAATGACGCTAGTGTAACAACCGTTGCACATATTAAGGCTGCACTCGCTGCTCTCACAAGATAAGTAAATGGCACAACCAAATTCAAAAGCAACTCTTAAGGAGTATTGTCTTCGGAGACTGGGTAAACCAGTATTGGAGATTAATGTTTCCGATGACCAGATAGATGATGCTCTAGATTATTCTATTGAAAAATTCCAAGAATTTCATTACGAAGGTGCTGAAAAAGTTTATTTAAAACATCAATTTACAGCAGCTGATGTAGCCAATTTTGCTGCTGATACTACTGAACTTGGTGCTGATAATACTACTGAGTTTAAAACTCAGAATAATTACATAATAATGCCTGATCATATTAGAAGTGTGAATGGCATATTTACTTTCCAAGATAAGGGTACACCTAATATGTTTGATATTAGGTATCAGATAAGATTGAATGACTTGTATGATTTTACATCTACACAGTTCTATCATTACTTTATGATCCAAACTCATTTGGAAACTATTAACTTCCTCTTAGAAGGAATGAAACCTACCAGATTTATGCCAACTCAAGGTCGTCTCTATATGGACTTTGATGCTGACACTGATGTGATAGAAGGTGACTATGTAATTATAGATTGTGTACGTGCATTAGATCCTACTAACTGGACTAAGATATACAATGCAGTTTGGTTAAAGGATTATTCAACTTCTATGATTAAGAAGCAGTGGGGAATGAACCTCACTAAATTCCAGAATGTACAACTTCCTGGCGGAGTTACTCTTAACGGTGAAAAGATTTATAGTGATGCAGTAGAGGAACTTACTAAGTTAGAAGAAGAGTTGAGACTTACTTATGAAACTCCACCACTAGATATGATTGGCTAATGGCAACTAACACTTATTTTACACAAGGTACTACTGGTGAACAGGATCTCGTTGGAGAACTTGTTATAGAACAGATAAAAATGTTCGGTAAAAATGTGTACTATATGCCACGATCCTTAGTAAACCAGAATACGGTATTTACTGAGGATAGTTTATCTGCGTTTAATGCTGCATATGAAATAGAAGCATACGTAGAGAGTGTGAATGGGTTTGGTGGTGATGGAGATATGTACAGTAAGTTTGGTGTACGTATATCAGATCAGGTTAACTTTGTTATATCACGTACTAGATTCACTGCTGCAGTTGATGATAATGCTACATTAATAGTAGAGGGTAGACCAAATGAAGGAGATTTAGTTTACTTCCCTCTAGCAAATAAATTATTTCAAATACAATACGTTGATTATGAGCAACCGTTCTTCCAGTTAGGTAAGATCCATACTTGGACATTACGTTGTGAACTCTTTGAGTTTGGTGATGAGACCATTGCAACTGGTGTTGCTGCTATAGATAAGATCGAACAGGACTTCTCTGTTGCTATTACAGTCAACTTTGCTGAGGGTGGTACCAATGACTTCACTGTTGGTGAGGTAGTTGCTGGTGGTACATCTAATGTAACTGCTGAAGTTAAGGCTTGGGATAGTACTAATAGACAACTTCAATTGTTTAATAGAACTGGAATATTCTCAATACCAGAGACCATTACTGGTCAAACATCTGGTGCTGCTTGGACTACAGCCTCATATAATACCCTAAATAATACTAGCTCTGACTTTGATCAGAACTTTACACTTGAAACACAGGCAGATGGTATCCTTGACTTTAGTGAAGGAAATCCATTTGGCGAATTCGGACAGGCTAATTAACTATGTTAGGTACGTATACATACAACGAAATATTCAGAAAGACCGTTGTCGCCTTCGGTACACTATTCAATAATATTGAAATACGTAGGAAGAAAACTGCTACGGATTATGAATATATGAAAGTGCCTTTGGCATATGGTCCAAAGCAAAAGTTTTTAGCACGTCTCCAACAAACTGGAAACCTTACTGGTAAGCAAGCTACACAGATTACCTTACCTAGAATATCATTTGAGATAACAAACTTTGCATATGATAGTACAAGAAAGGTTTCACCAACACAAACTATAAGGTATTCACCGCCAGAAACACAAGGTACTGCTGCAGTGAAGAAGGCATTTATGCCAGTACCTTATAATATAGATTTTGAATTAGCAATTCTTGCTAAGAATCAGGATGATGGTCTGCAAATTATTGAGCAGATCTTACCATATTTTCAACCAGTATTCAGTCTAACTATTAAGTTGGTACCTGAACTTGGTGATGTTAAAGACTTCCCAGTTGTATTAAACTCTTGTTCTTATGAAGATGATTACGAAGGTGACTATACAACGAGAAGAACTCTGATATATACAATGTCCTTTACCTGTAAGACATACTTATACGGTCCTGTCACATCTGCTGGAGGACTTATTAAGAAGGCTATTGTCGATACTGCAACCGACAGTAAGGTAACTGCTGCAAGAGAAGTCAGGTATACTGTTACACCTGATCCTGTTGATGCAGACCCAGATGATAACTTCGGATTTAATGAACTAACTAGTGATTTCCAGGATGGACTCTCAAGAAACCCAGTCACAGGAGTTGACGAATAAGTTTAAGGGTATGGAAGATGCTCTCGATATAGAAACATCTATTATACCTAAAGAAAAGACTGATATCGTTGATGTCGGACCAGACCCTAGCATCTTACAGAAGCAGGAACAGGTCAGCAAAGATTATGAGTACACTAGAGGCAATCTCTATTCTCTTATAGAGAAAGGACAGGAGGCTGTTGATGGTATTCTTGAAGTTGCTGGACAGACTGATTCACCTAGATCATATGAAGTTGCTGGTAACTTAATCAAGAACGTGGCAGATACCACGGATAAGTTAATAGATCTCCAAAAGAAAATGCAAGAACTTGAGGAGGGTCCAGCTAAAATCTCTGGTCCAGTTACAAATAATACTATGTTCGTTGGGAGCACAGCTGATCTTGCTAAATTTCTAAAGTCCCAACAGGATAAATAATCTAGTATAGGTAGGAAATCGATGTCAGTATTAAATGTATTAGATACGCAAACAATCAGTGCCTCAGGTTCTGGTTATATCAAAGTGAAGACGGGTACACTACGATGTTACTGCGCTGCAGCATCTAGTATTCAAGTTGACGCGGGTCCTGCTATCACACTTGCAGCTGGAGAAGCATTATTAATTTCTGCAGGTAAAGCAAAGCACTCCAAGATTGTTGGTGCAACTGATGCTAACGGTTCAGTAATAACCGTTGAAGGATATTCGAATGGTGGTCGCCACACATTTAGTGTTGGAGATTATGTAGAGACCCTAGACGGTGGAGATACTGATGGGTTTGTCGCTGCATATGAATCTGCTATTGCTGACGGAAAGAAAGTAACTGCTATTACTGCCACTACTATTACAACTGATATTGATTCATCTTCATCGTCAGGTGATTATGCATTATCTGCTGCTGATGCTACTGCTGGTAACATACCTGTAATTTCCAGAGTGGTTAAACTAACCGCAGGATCTGGAAGCGGTGGTGTTGTAGTAGAACAGGTACAAGTAGTGGGAGGCTGATATGCCAGACGCTAACGGTAAATCACCCACAGAAAATTTAACAATCAAACCGCAGAAGGAAAAGCGTCCTCCTGCTAGGGCAGCATCTAATAATGCAGCACCATCTAGTTCAAGTGCAAGATTGAATCTCATCCAGAAGAAGGGTGCGATGCTTGATAGAAGGCAGCTAATGTTAAATATTAAGAAAATTCAACAGCAAAGACTTAAGGTACAGCAAGCCCAGAAGGGGAATGATGTCAAGGGGGTGGATATGAACCTTCACACTCAGGGGTATAGTATGCTATCATTTGGGAAGTTCATCTCCGAAGGAGGACTAGCCAGAGCCGTAAGCAAATCCAAGACTCAAGTCACTGGTCACATTTCTGCTGACCGTGGTGACAGTGAGACCGAGAACCGCAAGAAACGAAAGGGTCTTGAGAAAGATCTTAAGAAGAAGGGTATTGGTTACAAGAAGAGTGTTGGAAAGTATAAGTACGATGATGGCAAACAGGGCAGTGAAGTATCGTATCATACCACTCCTGGTAAGGGAATGTCAAAGCGTAAGCACGGCAAACTCATTCGTAGGTTTGGTAGAAAACACGGACAGGAATCTGTTATCACAAAAGATAAGGACAAACCTGCACGCTTACACGATACTCAGTCCAAGAAACCTGGTTCATCTTACAATATAGGTAAGACAAAAGCAGGTCAGCATCCTAGAGGAGATGGTGAAACTACTGACAATAAAGTCAGAAGTGCTAAACATCCTAAAAACACTAAGAAAAGGAGCTTTCATTATGACAACTGAGTGGGACGATTCCAATTGGAGAGAAGAGTATAAAGGGTACACTAGCAGTAGGTACGAACTAGATCTTCTTGAGAATGGACCAAAGAGTCTCAGTCAGTCTTGGATGATGGGAGCACTCCATAATAAATGGAGGAAGATGAAAGGATATAAATACCCACAACCCCCTGATTGCAGTTCATCATTTGCCGAATGGAATCAGAAAGCAGAGGAATTGGCTAATGGCTAAACTGTTAGAAAGTGGACAGTATGAGTGTGTATACTGCGGTCTTAAGTCTCCAAAGAATCATTGGAACGCTAAGGCTTGGATAGATAAACACGAAAACAATTGTCCTAGACACCCAGACCACAACAAAGGAGCAGCTTAATGAAAAGTTTTTCACGGTACCTAGTAGACTCTAATCCTGAGGCAGTATTGACTGAGGAATGGGTACAATCAAGCATAGAAGTAGCTACTGATTTCTTTGTTGAAGAAGGTATAAACGAAGAAGGTATCGATCTCATCGTAGAAGAGATTGGACTAGAAGAATTTACTGACTTTGTAGTAAATCCTCCAACAGAATATCTTGAGGAAGCAGTAAGAGCAGCAAAGAGAGCAGCAGCAAATGCACCTTCATATGAGAAGGTTAAAGCAAAGGTTGATGCTGGTGATGCTGCACGTAAGACAGCAGGTAAAGGTGAGTATGCTAAGACCACTGCTGCCAAGAATAAGTATGGTGACGAAGACAATACAAATTATGAAGATGACGCACCTAAGAAAGCTGCTGTCAAGAAGGCTCCTGCTAAGAAGAAAGCTGCTACACAGAAGAAGGTTGTTGCTACTGTTAAGACAGTGAAAGCTAAGCAACCTAAGAAACCTGCTAAGAAAGAAGGTGTTCTAAGTAAGGTAACATCCTATGTTAAGAAGGGTGTTGAGAAGCATAACAAAGCAGTAGGAGATGCTAAAGCAGCATACAAGAAGCAACGTGCTAAGGGTAAAGCACCTGAGAAACGTGCTAAGGAATTTGCTAAAGGAGCAAAGGAAGGTGTCAAGGACACAGTATCATTTGCTAAGAAAGCATACAAAGCAGTATCAGGAAAATGAAGTCTTTTAAGGAGTTCATAGCAGAGAAAAAAGACTGCTGTAAGAAGTGTGGAAGCTATGACCATATTTCCACACAATGCCCTAAGAAGGAATAAATAATTGGGACACTCGAAAGATCGTAATGTCCCATTATACCGTTGGTTATCTTGACGATACCAGACACAGACAAGAGGTTTGTGTAACTGCCGAAGATTCCTTCGAAGCAAGAATGATTGCCGTAGAAGACGTTGAATATATTCACAATCACCCGCATAGCGTGTATAGTATTTTTAAGGAAGGAAACGATTACTCTTCCGTGCTATGATACTATGGTCGATTAACATTATGATTGGGATTCTCCTAATCGGTGTATCTATTTGTATCTACATAATTTTCAAGTATGATGATTGGTATCCTAATCCCGTTATTAGCGACCAGCCCCACTCAACTGGGGAACGAATGGCAGCAGAAGATCAGGGACTACCAGTCGGAGCAGAATAGGACACCAGTAGAACAGAGTATAAATAGTGCGATAGATAATTTGGAGCTAGATTATGGGAGCGATGACCCCCCCATCAAGGAAGAGTTGTTACAACTTCCGAGTGACGGAGATCAACAAGGTACTGGACGGAGACACGATAGATGTCACCATAGATCTTGGATTCGATTTATACAAGAAAGAACGGGTAAGAATTGCGGGAGTAGACACCCCAGAGAAGAGGACAAGGGATTTAGAAGAGAAAGCATTAGGAATTGATGCTACTAATTGGTTAAAGCAGAAGTTAGAAGATACTATTGCAGGTGATGGAGATGAACTTACAATCCGTACTGAACTTAAAGGTGGTATGGGTAAGTATGGTAGACTCCTTGGCTGGTTGTATATTAATGAGGAATTAGTTTCTTTGAATGAACAGATGATCGAAGAAGGATATGCTTGGGCATATGATGGAGGTACAAAGCAAAAAGATTTTCAAGAGTTAAGAGATATTAGATACGAACTAGGTACACTACCTCCACCACCAGACATCGATGATGTCATAGAACCTAGTGTAGGTGATCCACTTCCTGAGTTGGGACACGGAACTACAACTGATCAAATTGCAGGACCATTCTAATTTATGGCTGAGAATCAGATATATCTTGGCAATCCTAATCTAAAGAAGGCAAATGTTTCTACGAACTTCACACCTAAACAGGTAGAAGAGTTCATTAAATGTAGTAAAGATCCTGTCTACTTTATTAAGAAGTATATTAAGATTGTTTCTCTAGATGAGGGTGTCATACCGTTTGATCTGTATGACTTCCAAGAAGAGATGGTGGATCGGTTTCACAATAACCGATTCAATATTGCTAAGCTTCCACGACAGTCTGGTAAGTCCACTGTTGTTACATCATATTTACTTTGGTATGTCATCTTCAACGGAAACGTCAACGTCGCAATCCTCGCAAACAAAGCAGCCACTGCAAGAGAAATGTTGGGACGCTTACAACTTTCTTACGAGAATCTTCCTAAATGGATGCAGCAAGGTATTATTGGCTGGAACAAAGGGTCAGTGGAATTGGAGAACGGAAGCCGTCTCTTGGCTGCAAGTACTAGTGCTTCTGCTGTTAGGGGTATGTCCTTTAACATTATATTTTTGGACGAATTCGCGTTTGTTCCGAACAATATTGCTGAGCAGTTTTTCAGTTCTGTCTATCCTACTATATCTTCTGGTAAGTCAACTAAAGTTATTATCATATCTACCCCACACGGGATGAATATGTATTACAAGCTCTGGCACGATGCAGAGCGTGGTAAGAATGAGTATATTAATACAGAGGTACACTGGAGTCAGGTACCAGGAAGAGATGAGGAATGGAAGAAGACAACTATTGCCAACACATCTGAACAGCAGTTCAGAGTTGAGTTTGAGTGTGAGTTCTTAGGATCTGTTGATACTTTAGTATCTGCATCTAAGCTAAGAGTTATGACATACGAAGATCCAGTACATTCTAGTAAAGGATTGGACGTGTATGTATCACCAGTACCAGAACATAATTACACAATCACGGTTGATGTAGCACGTGGTATAGGTGGAGACTTTTCAGCCTTCTGTGTATTTGATACAACCACGGTACCTTATAAATTAGTTGCCAAGTATAGGAACGCAGATGTTAAACCTATGTTGTTCCCAGATATAATTGTGGATACTGCCAAGGGATATAACCACGCATATATTATGGTTGAGGTTAATGACGTTGGTGCACAGGTAGCAGACATCATCCAGTACGATTTAGAATATGATAATTTACTAATGTGTGCTATGAGAGGACGTGCTGGTCAGGTAGTAGGTCAAGGTTTCTCAGGTGGTAAGGTACAATTAGGTGTCAAGATGAGTTCTGCTGTTAAGAAATTAGGTTGTTCTAATCTAAAACAGCTAGTTGAAGATGATAAGATATTAATAAATGACTATGATGTGATTGCAGAATTAACAACTTTTATACAGAAGGGACAGTCTTGGCAAGCAGAAGAAGGATGTAATGATGATTTAGCAATGTGTTTAGTTATGTTTGCGTGGCTAGCTGTATCTGAATACTTCAAAGAACTTCACGACAATGACGTGAGAGCAAGGATGTATGAAGAACAAAGAGAAGCAATAGAAGCAGATATGGCACCCTTCGGTTTCGTTGATGATGGAATGGAAGACACGTCATTTGTTGATGATGACGGAGATAGGTGGCACGCAGATGAGTATGGAGATCGAGCATTTATGTGGGAGTACCGCTAGTGGAACTAGAGTCTCAGTACGAGTTGGAACATTTATTATTGGTCAACCGTACTTGTAGAGTCTGTGGTGAAGAGAAAAGTTTACTAGATGACTTCTATCTGACACGTAAGGGTAGAGGTCCATTTCCGTCAGCTTACGCATATGAATGTAAGTTGTGTACTATTAAAAGAATTACATTCAACAGAAAGAAACATAAGAAGATACTTGAGAGGATTGAAGAAATATATCCTGACTGGTGATGTTCACGTTTTGTTTCCCCGTCTGAATAGTTGTAAACAATAAATAATTTCAGTCTAAGTTGAAAGCAATTTTCAGGAGAATAAGCAATGGCATCTACCCAATTATCACCAGGGGTCGTTGTACTTGAAAGAGATCTGACTACAGTGGCTAACGCCACACTAGATAATGTTGCAGCGGTAGTAGGTTCTTTTGAAAAAGGTCCCGTAAATAAGATAGTTGATATTACTTCTGAGAAGGAGTTATTGGCAGTCTTTGGTCGTCCAAACGATTACAATTACGAGTACTGGTACAATGCAGCTCAGTTCCTACTGTATGGTGGAACATTAAAAGTTATTAGATCAGATTCTACAGCGTTAAAGAACGCTATTGACACAGCACAATATACTAACACCCTTTTCTCAGGTTCAGATACGACTCTGACCGTTAAGGCTGCTACGGATATTGCGTCAAACGATTACCTCTTAATCGACGCTGAAATTATGACAGTTACTGCCATTAACGGTAATGACTTGTCAGTCCTAAGAGCACAGCTAAACACTGCAGGTACTACACACGCTGCTGGTGCTGCTATCACATTGATAGAAGACGCTGGTACTACCACTGATTTGAATCAGGGTGCTACCTTATCCGCAGGTGCAACTTCAGTTACGGTACAATCTGCAACTACATTAGCTGTACAGATAAACGATTACCTGAAAATTGAATCTGAGATAATCAGAGTTAGTGCAATTGCTGGTGATGTACTAACAGTTACAAGAGGTGAGTTGAATACAACTGCTTCTTCACACTCTGATGGTGTTGCTATCAACCGCTTAACTGTTACATCTGGTAAGACAGAAATTAATGAGCAAACATCAACTGGTGTTACCGCTCCTCTTATCCGTAACATAGAGCAATACGAATCAACAGTTGAAGGTGCTTCTAACAACTGGAAGTGGGGTGGAAGACATCCTGGTTTGTATGGTAATTCATTACGTGTTGTAATCACAGACGCTGGTGCTGATCAGATTCTGTCATTGAATCAACCAACCACTGCTGAGTGGGAATTCCAAACAACTGATTCAGTAGATTATGCCTTAGGCAACTCAACTGCTAAAGTTTATTCTTATACGACTGTAGTTACACTAGATGCAACTGCAATCAGCGGAGACTTCAATCTTAATGAGTATTGGAGAGCAGAAACAAATGCTAACTCACCTTCTGCGATTGACGTACAAGGTCAGGTATTAGCATACGATCCTGTTACTCGTAAGTTGGAATTAAGTATTGACTATACATTATCATCCGATGTTCTAGAGCCTGGCGATGCAGTCGCACTCTGGACTGCTGCTTCTGGTGGAGCCAGAACTGG